TCGTGCGAAGAAATCTGACTACGACAACGTTGAAGTTATTCCGGTCAGTGATCCAAACGCCGCGACCATGTCGCAGAAGGTGGTGCAGTACCAAGCAGTTATGCAGATGGCAGCAGCCAACCCACAGATTTATGATCAGGTGGAGTTGAACCGTCAGATGCTGGAGGTATTGGGTATCAAGAATATCGGCAAGCTAGTACCAAGCGCCGAAGATCAGAAGCCCAAAGATCCTGTGTCGGAAAATATGGCTGTTATGAATATGAAGCCTGTCAAAGCATTCATATATCAGGACCACGAGGCCCATATTGCAGTACATATTGCAGCGATAAAAGACCCCAAGATTGCTGCAATTATCGGACAGAATCCACAAGCTCAGACCATGATGGCGGCAATGATGGCGCATATCAACGAGCACGTGGCGTTTGAGTATCGCAAGCAGATCGAACAGCAGATGGGTATTCCGTTGCCCGCACCAGATGAGGAACTGCAACCTGAGATGGAGTTGGAAGTCTCACGCATGATGGCGATGGCTGCGCAGAAGTTGATCCAGAAGAACGAGGCAGAGGCGCAACAGCAGCAGGCCCAGCAAGCTGCGCAAGATCCAGTTGTTCAAATGCAGATGCAAGAACTTCAGATCAAAAAAGAAGAAGTGGACATTAAGAAAGCCAAACTTCAGATTGAGGCTGCGGATAAAGCTGATCGACTGGATGTTGAGCGGGAACGTATCGAAGCGCAGAAAGAAATTGCAGGTATGCAGGTCGGAGCAAAAGCCGCCAAAGATCGTCAGGAGTTTGAAGGCAAGATGGAGTTGGAGGGCACACGCATTGGGGCAGATATCGCTCGTACTCAGGCGCAGATGCAGCAACAAGCAAATAAACCGACAAGAGGTGAGTAATGGATAAGGCATTACAGATCGTTAAAGACAAAATTAACGATAAACAGACGCAACTCGCTGCGGCAATGAGTGAGGCGGCTGCAAAGGATTACGCAGAGTATCGCGCAATGTGCGGGGAGATTCGGGGTCTATCCATCGCAGAAGGATTTATTTTAGACCTTGCAGACCAAATGGAGCGTAACGACGATGAGTGAAATACTAATCGCTACAGAAAGCGGTGTAGTACCACAAACAGCAGAAGAGAAAGCCAAGCAATTACCACAGCCATCGGGGTATCACATTCTTGTGACGCTGCCAGAAGCAGAAGAGAAGTATGACAGTGGCCTGATTAAGGCAGACCAGACTCGGCATTTTGAAGAAGTACTTGCAACGGTGTTTTTTGTCGTGGCTCTTGGCCCTGACTGCTATAAAGATGAGAAGCGTTTCCCAAGTGGCCCATGGTGCAAACCGGGGGACTTTATCTTGGCTCGTCCCAACAGCGGTACGCGCTTGAAGATTCATGGGCAAGAATTCCGCATGATTAACGACGATACGGTGGAAGCAGTTGTTCAAGACCCCCGTGGTATTCGTCGCGCCTAAAGGAGAAAGAAGATGGCTATGGAAATGACAGAATTTGAGTTCCCGGATGAGAAGGAAGAAAAGGAACTAAAGAAGGGTGGGGCGGTTGAATCTTTCGACCTTGAGATTGAGGACGATACCCCACCAGAGGACCGTAATCGTGAGCCGCTGCCCAAGGAACTTGTACAAGAACTTGAACAAGATGAGCTTGAGGACTACTCCGAGAAGGTCAAAACCCGCCTGAAGCAGATGAAAAAGGTGTGGCACGACGAGCGCCGGGAGAAGGAATCTGCTCTGCGGGAGCGAATGGCTGCGGAAGAACTTGCCCAGCGGGTGTTGGAAGAGAATAAACAGCTCAAAGGAAAGCTTTCTGCTGGGGAAAAGACGTATCTGGAAACCTACCAGACAGCGGCGGAAATGGAGTTGGATGCTGCAAAGCGTATCTACCGGGAAGCCTATGACGCTGGGGATACGGACAAGCTTATTGAGGCGCAGGAGAAGATTGCCAACGCCAACTATAAGTTGCAAAAGGCAAAAGAATACGTACCCTCTTTACAACGACAAGAAGATGATGTAAAAGACGTATCAGAAGCACAAGTGGCTCGCCCTGACCCGAGGGCTGTTGCGTGGCAAGAGCGCAACACATGGTTCGGTCAGGACGAGGAGATGACTAGTCTTGCACTTGGGCTACACCAAAAGCTAGTCAAACAGTACGGTTCCAGCTACCCGTCCACCGACGAGTACTGGCAGAAGGTTGATAGCACGATGCGTCAACGCTTCCCGGACTACTTCCAAGATAAATCGCAACCCGAGAAATCTGGTTCGCGCACAGAAAAGTCGTCCACGGTTGTCGCTCCTGCGACCCGCAGCACATCTTCAAAAAAGATAACGCTGAAGCAATCGCAGTTGAGCATTGCAAAACGGCTTGGGTTAACTCCTGAGCAATACGCCCGTGAAATCATGAAAATGGAGGCCAACAATGGCTGAAAACAAACTTAGCAGCGCCCTGAATAGGGACAATGAAACTCGTGCCGTGCAGGAACGTCCTAAGCAGTGGACGCCCCCTGAGCTTTTGCCTGAACCAGACAAGCAGCCCGGCTTCGCGTACAGATGGATTCGTGTCTCAACCTTGAATACTGCCGACCCACGTAACATTTCCGCGAAACTGCGAGAGGGTTGGGAGCCAGTAAAGATTGAGGAACAACCAAAATTTCAACTGCTAATCGACCCGAATAGTCGCTTTAAAGACAATATCGAAGTCGGTGGGTTGTTGCTTTGCAAGACACCACAGGAACTTGTTGACCAGCGTAATGGTTATTACCAGAAGCAGGCAGAAGGCCAGATGGAGTCGGTAGACAACAGCCTGATGCGCCAAAGTGACCCACGTATGCCTCTGTTCAATGAACGGAAGTCTACGACCTCATTTGGCAAAGGCAATTAATTTTAATTACTGGAGCTTAATATGGCTTATCCGACTGTATCAGCCCCCTACGGGCTAAAACCGATCAATTTGATCGGCGGTCAGGTGTTCGCGGGCCAAACTCGTGAACTCCCGATTGCAAGCAACTACGGTACTGTTATTAATAACGGTGACGTGGTTAAGTTCAACACTACTGACGGCACCATCGTCAAAGAGACCGGCACTGCTACTGTTAGTGCCAACGGCATTGTGGGTGTATTCCTTGGTTGCAGCTACACCAATCCCTCGACTGGTCAGAAGTTGTTTGCTAACTCGTATCCGGGTAGCATCGTTGCTTCGGATATTCTGGCTTACGTATCAGATGATCCTGACCAACTGTTCAAGGTTGCTGTGACTGGCGGTTCGACTTCGACCACAATCACCCCAATTAGCGGCGCTATTCTGGGCAGCAACATGGGCATTTCGCAGCCTGCTGCAAATACCACAATCTCTGGTAACTCCAATATCGGCGCATACAACGCAGCAGACAGCACTGTCTTTACGCTGCCATTGCGTGTTGTCGGTTTGGTTCCTGAGACCACTGATTCGAGCGGCAACTACAGCGAAGTGATCGTTAAGTGGAATGTTCCGTATATCACCCTGACCGAAGGTGCGCCTAACGTCGTGGCATATAACGGCGGCCATTCGTATCTGAACCCGAACGGTCAGTTCAACGTATAAGGGAGTTAAATAATGGCTATTTCACGCGCACAACTACTTAAAGAGCTGCTCCCCGGCCTGAACGCACTGTTCGGTCTGGAGTATGCACGTTACGGCGAAGAGCACAAAGAGATCTACGAAACTGAGACCTCCGAGCGTTCCTTCGAAGAGGAAACCAAGCTGTCTGGCTTCTCGGCTGCTCCAGTCAAGAACGAAGGCTCTGCGATTGCTTATGACAACGCGCAGGAAGCTTGGACTGCCCGCTACAATCACGAGACCATCGCTCTGGGTTTTTCGCTGACCGAAGAGGCCATCGAAGATAACCTGTATGACAGCCTGTCGGCTCGTTATACAAAGGGTCTGGCTCGTGCCATGGCTTACACCAAGCAAGTCAAGGCAGCAAACGTCCTGAACAACGGCTTCACCAACTCGTCGCAGTACTACGGCGGTGACGGTGTGCCTCTGTTCTCGGCTTCACACCCTATCGTTTCTGGCGGTGTTAACAGCAACATTCCTGCTGTTGCCGCTGACCTGAACGAGACCTCGCTGGAAAACGCTGTGATTCAAATTGCTGCGTGGACTGACGAGCGTGGCCTGCTGATCGCTGCCAAGCCTAAAAAGCTGATCGTTCCTTCTGCTCTGCAATTCGTTGCGACTCGTCTGTTGGAAACCGAACTCCGCGTCGGTACCAATGATAACGATATCAACGCTCTGAAGAACAACGGTTCGATCCCAGAGGGTTACACCATTAACCACTGGCTGACCGACACCAATGCATGGTTCCTGACCACTGACGTTCCAAACGGCATGAAGCACTTTGTTCGTAGCCCAATGGCAACAAATATGGATGGTGACTTTGACACTGGCAACGTCCGTTACAAGGCTCGTGAGCGTTACTCGTTCGGCTGGTCTGACCCGCTGGGCATGTACGGTTCGCAAGGCGCGTAAGAGAAAGAGGGGCTTTACCGCCCCTCTTTTTTAGT